GGCGATACGACCGCGCGGATGACCCTCCGCCAAAGCTCGAGACGAAGGCCAGCATGCTGGTCGCCAATGCTCCCGGCGCGCCCAGCAAGGAAGGCCAGGTGCCGTTGAGGATCTTGCCAACCGCCGTTTGCGCGTAACCGACCACGCCGGCTACTTCATCCAACACGGCACGGTCGACCCAGCCCGGCAGCGGCATGCCGCCGAGCAGGCCGGCGTAGTCGCCCGAGACGAAATCGCCATAGAGCTGTTGCGCCGTGGTGAAGCCTTCCTGCACCGCCGACAGGCTGTCGGTCGATACCCAGTCCGGCCAACCATCGATGCCGAACTTATCGGTGAAGCGACTGAAGGCGGACTGCAGCAGGGACTCGCGGAAGGTGGCGATCTCCAGCTGCGGCACCGACCCAGCCGCCGGATACTGGTTCTCGCCGGCCTCGGTGAACGTCATTGAGACGCGGGCCAGTCCGCCTTCCTCGAAGGTGTGCCGCACCCGACAGCCCGACGCAACGACCTGCAGCCGCCCATAGAACGGGTGGACCAGCTCGCCGGGGCCTTCGGCACGCAGCGCCTTGAGCAGTTCGTCGAGCTGGGTCAGGTAGTCGGGACCGATGACGATGGCCTCGAGGCTGATCTCCTCGACGCTGCGCCCCATGTCCTCGACGTAGGGCACGTCGCGCTTGGGGTACTCGTGCACCACGTTGCGCCGCCCGATGCCACCCAGGTCATCGGACTGGTATTCAAATGCCACGCCCCGGAACGAGGCGGGTTGCAGCCGATCACGCCAGGCCATGGCTTTTCTCCGGGCAATAAAAAACCCCGCCGGGGCGGGGTTTCGGTTAACGGTGGGATCAGCGGCAGTAGGCCTTGCCCAGCTCGTGGAACTTGTTTTCGTTTACGACCTTAACGATGTCGACGATCTTGATCATCGCAGGCGCTGCACCGTGGTCCGGAGCGACCATGCACAGATACTCGGCAAAACCGCGACGGTTCGAACCATCGTCGATCACACCAACGTAGAGTTGTCATCCGTCATCCAGGTCGCGTCCTTGACCTTTGGCTCCTCGTCGCTCTTGAGGTACTCAACGAAGTCGAGCTGTGCCTGGGTGGGAGCAGCCAAAACGCCGAGGCTCATCGCCGCCAGTCCGAGCAGTAGTAGATAACGCATCGCAACCTCCTTGATTTGATAGTCCTGCCGCGATTGTCCATCGCAACCATGCAAAGTCAACGTGACGTACTACCCTCATCGATCTTCGCGGGGACATGCTTCGATCTACGAATATGAGCTAGGAGCCGTTGCCTCGCGCTCTTGTCAGGGCGCAGCACTGTCACCCCGCCGTTAGATGTAGATATCCGGATACGCCACGTATAAACGAGGAACTTTGTCACCTCAAATTTTTCAGCGAGTTCCCTCAACCACCGGCTGTCGGGTCCGATCTCGGCGTTCCAGCAACCACTTTCGCCGTCAGCCAACGGTTTAGGCACACCATGCCCAAGGTTGGACTCACTGAACCAAATCATCCCGTACTTTTTCCACCTAGAATCCCGAACGAGAAGCCGATATGGGTGACCACCGTTGGCCGCTGAGAAATGTTAGTGGCGCTCACTGAGAACACTTCAACCTGTTCGGCAAAAGGCCCCCCAAAAAGCAAACGAATCCCACAGTTGCCCCGTAATCTAACGCGCTGGGCCGAATAGGAAACGTATAGCGCAACAACTGCGGCGCTCAAAGAACCTATACCCGACACCCAATCCGCTACAGATCCAATCTGCATATGGCTTCCCCCGCCGTGGCAAATTGGGAAGTCTATGAGCGTCGGGGCCAACTCACCATCACGGCATCGCCAACGACCGGTACCCCACGTCCGCCTCCATGGCGAGCCCTGGCTGATTGGTTTTCGCTGCCTGCACCTGCATACCTGCCGGGGCGTTTTCGAACTTGACCACCATCTGCCCATCCAGGCTCTGGCGATTCCCGGAAACCAACGCACGCTGGCGAGCGATGGCGTCGGTCACCGCGCCTGGCGGAGCAACCCCACCGCCTCCGGCTCCTGATGCTGCCGTGGGCGCCGCCTCTTCCTCACCGCCGAACCAGCCGCCGACCTTGCTCACTGCGCCGGTAATGGGTTCGATGAACTTCTTCACCCGATCCCAAAGACTAGAGAACCAGCCAACGAGCGGCTCCCAGTTCTTGATCACCAGGCCGAGCGGGCTAAAGCTGAAGAATGCGTTTTTCAGCCAATCCCAAGTCGCCGAGGCCACATCCTTGATGCCCTGCCACATCGCAGCGAACCACGGGCCGACCGTTTCCCAGTTGGCATAGATGAGCGCGGCAGCAGTACCGATACCGGCGAGGATCCAGCCAACGGGCCCCATGGCGAGCAGCACCCCCTTGAACCCGGTGGCGACTGCCATCAGTGCAGGGCCGGCGGTGACACCCAGCGAGAACAGCCCCATCGTCAATCCGACAACAGAAGACAGCACCTGCAGACCAATGATGGATGCGATGATGATGGCGATTCCCTTGAGCCCGCCGAGTGCCTTGGTCACATCGATCACGCCAGTGGTAAAGCCCTTTACGCTATCCCAGACGCCCTGCCAGTCGATGGCCATCACCCAGCCCTTCAGCTCGCGGAACACGCTGACGAGGTTATCGGATACCGCCTGCGCAAACTTCTTCAGCGAACCATCGGCCTCCATCGCCTGAAGCGAATCGAGCACGCCTTTCAGTTCACCCTTGAGCACATCGAAGATGCCAGCATCCCCGATCATCTTGAAGACGCGGGTAAAGGTGTCCTGCAGGTTGGACCACATGCCGTCCCAGGTGGTCGACAGCTTGTCCATCGCACCGCCGTAGTTGCCGTTCCAGATACCCTGGATTACCGCCTGAATCTGCTCCCGCGAGTTGGCCTTGGCGGTGGCCACCATGGCTTTGCCGTTCTGCTGCCAGCGATAGACGATCTTGTCCCCGGCTTTCTCAGTCGTGATACCGAATTCCTTGAGACGCTCGTTCTCGCCGGTCATCGCATCGGCCAGCGCCTCCACCGCCTGTTCCAGTGGCTTGCCCATCGCGGCGGCAGCGTCACCCGCCGACTTCAGTGCACCGGATTGTGGGTCGATGCCATATGCCTTCAGCTTGACGAAGGCATCGGTGACCCCGGCCAGCTCGTAGGGCGTTTGGGCGGCGAACTGGCTGATCCAGTCCATCGACGCTTTGGCTTTGTCCGAACTCCCCTCGATGGTCGAGAGGATGGTTTCGAAGCGCTCGAACTGGGCCGACGTGCTGACGACCTTGGTGCCGAGCGCACCAATGCTGCCCAGCCCCGCCGCGCCGAATATGGCGCCGAGCGGCGCCACCAGCCCGGTAATGGTCGCCTGTAGCCCGGAGGTGGCTCGGCCGATGTCCTGAAACGCCCGCTTGAACGGGCGCATTTGCCGCTCCATCTTTTTCAGCGGCCGGGTGACCCGGTCGATGACGTCGAGTACGGCAGTGAAACTTGCCTTAGCCATTGGCGGCCTCGTTTTCAAGCTGAGCCAGGCGCAGGGCCTGCCGCTCCCAGAGCTCGCGCTCCGAGTGCGGCAAGTCCAGCACCACTTGAGGGGACACGCCGAAGTAACGGGCGATTTCGAAACAGCAGTCGATCAGTCCTCCTGATCCGCTGCCTGTTCCTCCACGTCCTCCGGCATCAAAAAAGGGAGCAGCCACAAGAACACCTTCTTGCGGTCGCTCGGGGCGAGCGCCTCGGCGGAACTACGGGGAATCTTTGCCAGCTTGACGATGTAGTTGACGGTGATTTCCGGCAGCTCACGAATGCTCCCGCCACCGCCGCCGCCCATAACGAATGGCTCGCCTAGCTTGATGACGTGCTGCCCGGTCGGCTCGGTCAGGTGAATTTGCTCGACCGCCTGGCCGTGGGCTTCGTTGGGCTTTTTGAGCGTGATGTTCAGATCCATTTTCTTTCCTTCCCTTCGAAGCGCAGCGAGGTGTTGCCCTCGGCGCCGTTGATGGCGAGTTCACCGGCCAGCCAGGCTTCGGACAGCACACCGGTCATGCCGTTGGCCAACTCGGCGGTGATCACCAGGCCGTCGCCGTCGCGGATCTTGGCCAGCGGGAAGCCCTTGGGCACGAAGCATTCCAGTTCGATGAAGGGCACCCGCGGGGTTTCCTTGTAACCGGCAACGCCGGAGAGGCCGGCGAGCCCCTCCTTTTCCGAGCTGTTCAACGATAGGCTCAGCGAGCCACCAAGCTCCAGCTGGTCGCCGTCGACGCTGACAAAGCAGGTGCCTGCAATGCGGTTTTTCATGGATGGCTCCTATCAGTAATTCAGGCGGAACTGGTTCAGTACCGCGAAGATGCGCAGCTGGTTCACAAGATCCGGCGGATACAGCACGTTCACCCGGTTGGGGTTGGTTTCGTCGATCTCGACGATGAGGTTTTCAGCGAACAGGTCCGAACGCTCGACGATGCCGGCCCGCTCCATCGCGGCGTAATCCGCCACCAGGCGCGCCTTGATCATGCTCGGGGTGGCCACGCCTTCCGGCACGCGGATGCCGTCGCTGCGCAGCGCGTGCCGGCCGAACTGGGTGGTCACGCCGGTGCGCAGGTAGCGCATGACGTACGCCAGTTGGTGCAGGTTTTCGCTGTCCAGATAGCTGGTGTCGTTCGAGCCCCAGGGATTTTTCTGGTAGGTGGTAATGGAGCGCTCGATGCGCACCACGCCGTCCTTGCCGCTGTAGTGAGTGGCGATACCGCTGGAAAGCAGCGTCTGCCGCTCGGTCAGGGGGAGGCGCTCATGCGAAGCCGGCGCCAGCACGCCGCTGATCTCGCCGGTCTGGGTGGGCCGGGCTACGTGTGCGGACAGCAGCGAGGCCTCCCGGGCAACCCGGGCAGCGATGTACTCGTGGTCGCATGCACCTACTCGCGGCTCGACGCCGAACAGGGTGCAGTGCTGGTCGTTCCGGGTGGCGCCGTAGGCCTGCAGCTCAGCCAGCGTGCCACGGCGAGCACTGTAGACATGACCGTAAACCTGCCGCGCCCAGCTCCAACGCCCGGTGGTGTCATCCATCTCCGCGCGCAGCGCATCGAGACTGACAGCATCGCTGAACGCGCAACCGATGAAGTCGTATTCCTCATCGCCCAGGTTGGCGATCACGCCGGACAGATCAGGCGCACCCGCGCCGGCCGTCCCGACAGTGACCGCCCCGGCACTGATACCGGCCGGGAACGACTCGCCCCCCGCAAGGCCGCGGCGATTGAGCGCCAACGGCACGCCGTTGCCCGCTTCACCCTTGAAGCGCGAGGTGAGCGTCAGCGTGCCATCCAGCGCGGTTGCAGTGACCGGCAGCGACGGCGCTGCATTCACGGCGGCAGCGAATGCAGCCGCGACGTCAGCGGCGGTATCAGCAGCACGGATTGTGATCGCCACGCGCGCCGCGCCAACGTACAGCGCCGCAACGGTGCTGGCAGTCGCGGCTCCGGTGAAGGTGACGGTGCGCACCGCCGCAACACCGGCTGCCGGCTCAGCTACGGGAGCCACCCACAACTCGGTGAACAGGTTGCCCGCACGGAACGCCTCGACCATGGCGGCGGCCATGGAGCCGCTACCGAACAGGCTGCGCGCCTGCTCGGCGCTGGGGCAGATGACCGGCACATCGGCCTCGGCAGTCGCATCGGCGGTCATCAGGCCGATCAGCAGCACCCGCATGGTCTGGCTGAAGCTGTTGGCCTTGCTGCTGTCCAGTTCGATGTAGAAGAACGGCACCCGCAGCCCCGCAGGGATTTGGCTGAAACTCATCGACGACATTACTTTTTCTCCTTCGAGGGCTTGGCTTCAGTCACGTCGCCATCAGCGATACGGCGTAACCAGTACTGGGTCGGCTCAACCTTGGCGCCGTTTTCGGGCAAAGGCTGGCCGGTAGCCGGGTCGATAACGACGCGGCCACGGGCGGGTTTGAGGTGCATGGGTTACTCCAGGGTGATGTCAGCGCCGGC